CTTCTTTCTTTTTAACTTAGCTCTTTTTACATCTGTCTCATCATCTATATCCTCATCAAATAAATAATCTTCCATTAATAATTCAACATCTTCTTTATCAATGCCTTCTTCTGTTGCTAAAAGATACTCAGTTAAAATCTGGTCTCCATCTAGAGAATCAAAATCTCTGTTTAACTTAACATAGTCTTCAATTCCCCTACCAGTTTTCTTTTTATATTCAAAATAAGCTGACACATCTTCAGGTAATTCTTCGTTGTTTTGTTTTTCATCAAACAATTGACCTACCGATGATATGTCTTTATCATATCTATTCTTAATAAAATTAAGAACGTCTTCTTCTTTTAATTCATCACTTTTAGTTTCATCTTGTGACGTACTATTATCTACAACCTCTTGTTGCGATTCTTTTTCGTGTTGTTGTTCTGCGTTTTCTAGTAGAGCTTCCTCTACTTCTATTGCTGATTTTTCTTCAATAACACCTACTTCTTTTACTTTTATTTCCATTAGATTAAATTTTAGTACAAATATAGTACATTAAACAATATAAATTATTCAGTTTACCTTGGGTCAAATTCTGCTAAATCAAAGCCATCTAAACTATCTTCATTAGACTCAAATCTTTGAGGAGGTAAATTATTTTTTCGTTGATTTATAAGCTTAGATTGTTCAGAGTTCTGCTGACTTATTCGAGATGATTTTGCATCTTCTCTACTTACTTCTCTATTAGCTAAGGCTTGTTCCGAAATATCTCTTAATTGCTGATTGTACTCAAACTCTTGAGCCATCAATTGACTTTTTAGCTGAGCTTCATTCTTCATCTTCTCTATTTCAAAAGCAATCTCCGCTTGTTTAATCTGCATCTTAGCATTCATTTCTGCTTGAGATTTCTGCATAGATGCCTGTGCTGCCATCTGTTGAGATTTTAATTGCTGCTGAGCTAACATCTGCTGCTTCATCATCTCATTTTTTTCATCACGCTCTTGCTTCTGCTTACGCTTAACTTTTAATAATTGATTAGCTAATTTTATATTTTTTAATTCTCTTATATCAATTGCATCTTCAAGATTGATATCACTCTTAGACAGAGCAGTTTGAATGTTTTGTTCAAGCTGTGCCTTCTCTTCTTCATCTGGAGAAACCTCTATAAAAACTCCGAAATCATAAATATATAAATCTGATATATCACCTAGAATAGACACATTATATTTTCCTATCTGGCTTATAAAATCTTCTTTAAAATCTGCATATTCCAAAATGTCAGCCACCCTGTATGTTAACGCTTCGGCTAATGTTCTATAAACATATAGACTACCTTGTAATATATGACGTGTAGCTGTATTAGAATTAAGTGCTGCTAACTTCTGTAATCCTACTAAAGAATTAGGGTCTGGTGTTGAACCATCTCTAGCTTCATTTAAACCTGTAACAGTTCTAATCATGTTAAGATAATGATTGTAGTTTGTGAGTAGCATTTGTGTTTTACTAGCACCACTATTAGATGTAAGCTGTTGAATAGGAACTCTAGCCTGGTTAAAATCTCCGTCTTGTGTATAGCTTCTACCTATAACACTACCTGTCTGAAAGTAAAGCCTTAGAGCATCTTCAGGATTATAAGCCTGACCTGTCCCTAAATCTACTTCATTTAATCCATCAGCATCAATAAACACTCCATCAGGTACAACTCTAGCTATAACCTGTTGTAATTTTAAATGAGTAATTTGTATTAAATCTGCAAAAGGTATCATCCTCCTAACTAAAGATTCAATAACTCCTTTATACATTCTTGGAGCTACCGCTACATAATTAGGGAGAGCATGCTGAGAAGAAGACTTAGGTCTAACCATATTCTCTGCAAGTTCCCATTTTAATAATATATCCGTTCCCATAACCATAATACCTTCGTACCATACGTCAATAGTTTTAGAAACTTTTTCAAACTTTCCATCTTCCATCATTTCTGGTGGAGGATTAAATTGGTCATCTTTTTCTATCATTTTAACAGCACCGTTCTCTGATATTCTTTTCTTATATACCATCTTCTTAGTGGTCTTATAATTAAAATACATCAATGTTACAGTGTCTCTATAGAATATATCATTTTGATAATACTGTGCTACATTATAATAATCATACCAGCTCTGACTGTATTTAGATATTTTTTCTAAATCATCATTAGTAAGCTTAGGGTCTATCTTAAGTAATTCTGTTATAGGAACATTTTTAATTTCTCCCCAATAAAAACAATCTTTAAAATGAGGGTCTTCAGTATAACTATATACTACATTAGCAGGGTCAACATATTTAACTTCTACACCAGAACCTGGTAAGAACTCATGCTTCGCCACTCCTATTCCTAATACTGTTAAATCATAATCAACTCGCTTACGAATATCCTGATAGTGATTTTCAGCAAACATAGTATCTATAGCTTCTTCTTCTGCAATTTCAATAGCAGGTTTATAGTTAAGCTGCATATATAAAGTAAGTTCCTCATCATTCTCAGGTAAAGAGTCAGGGTCCATTGTAAAAGGGTCTGCTCCTGTCATCTCTTTAATATCTAATAGGATATCTTTAGCAGCCATTTGACCTTCAATCATATCTTGATATTTACTTCTTTTTCCTTGAGATAAAGCGTCTTGAGCGTATGCCTTAACCTTAAATAATCGGTCAGACATTCCATTAACTACTATGTCTACAAATTTTGGAAGTATGGGAACTGGAGTCCAGTCTAAGTTGAGGTAAGATAAATCTCCATCAACTGCTAATTCATTTTTATATTTTGCAACAGATTGCTCACCTCTTGCATATAAACGTAGTTTGTGAAAGTCTCTCCATTGAGAATAATAACGACAACCGTTACCATCTTTTTTAAACCACTCATACTGTATCGCTTGCCCTATTTGTAAGCCAAACTCATCAGTGGCTTTTTCTGCATCTGATACAAATTGACTAGGAAAACCTACAGATGAAATTTTTACTTTTACTTCTTTCATCTATCTTATAATATCGCTTGTTAATCCCTTGTTGGTATACCTTGCAAAGTTAATGGAAATTTTTGAGCTTTTTGTTTCAGGTGTGTAAAGATGCTTCTGACATGCCATAATAGCTAATCCACTACTAATAGAGGCATCAAACCTAGTTCTATTACTTATATCAAACTTAGCCCAATCTTCTAATGTCCTGGTAAAGGGCATAGTACCCATTAGGTCAGAATCTCTAAATGTATTTTCCATATCTAATCCTATATGCTTCTCTATAAAAGACTCTATTGCTGCAGCGTGAGCTTGCTTCACATCTTCACTAGAGTTAGGTATACCTCCTAATTCTCTTTCTGTTCTTGATAATTTATTATATGTTTTGTCAGGTCTGTTTAAACTAAATCCTCTATACCCTCTATTTTTAAAATGATATAATAATCTAGGTTTGTTATTCTCCACTAGTATAGGCATTCCATAAAACACACAAGCCATTAACACTTCTTCAAAAAATATCTCTGCTGTTTGAGGTCTAGCAACATATTCTAAAAAAAATTCATTGCTAGGTGCGTCATCCATATTGAACTTAGTAAGTCCATGCAAAGCTCCATTAGAACCTCCGCCTCCTACAACTCCTGATATATCATAGCTGTCACATCCAAAAGCCCCTAAGTGTTCATTCCCTGGAAGATTTTTACCGTTTCGTTTTATTACTCTATTCTGTAGATTTTTATTAGGTGTCCATGAAACTCTAAATCTACCCCTATTATTAGGTGTCCATACTACAGAAGAATCTTTGATGCCATCCTTCCAAGAGAAAGACCCTTGAGTAATATGATGTTCTGTTATTGTAGAATCATTGTAATCTATCTGCTGATATATTTTTGTTAAATTAAATAATGACTGCTTACTCTCATCTCTAAACGCATGAGATTCAGTTCTAGGAAACTGACGGTAAAATTCATTTAAAGCATCTGGGTCATTCTTTAAACTGTCCACTTCTGCTTCCCAATAATCAATAGCACCATTATCTATTATCTCTCCATCTACTCCTATTGTTTTTGTTTCAGGTTTCCTAAACACTGGCATTCCATATCTATCTATGAAACCTTCCATATTCCATTCCATAGGAATAAATAAATTATATAATCCGCTTTTAGTTTGCCCATTAGAATTTCTACTGGTTGCGTCTGAATCTTCGTAAAGTTTTTTAAAGTTGCCACCACCCTTACTCAAGGCATTAGAGGTAGAACCCATCATACATTTACCTATAATTCTACTACCTAAACGTAAACACGTTTTTGTAACCCTCCAGTTATTAAGTATATTGTTAGGCTTTATCCACTTTCCACTTTCATCATGTACTAGTAGTAAAAGCTTTTCACCATCATAAGAGTTATCATCTGTATTCTTCCAGTCGATTGTTGTATCTAACCCAAACAACTCTTCTTTGTCCGCTACATACATATTCTTCTTTGTTATTTTAGATGCAGGTATCCTAAAAGCAAGTTCTGTTTTAGGTTTATCCATACCATCTTGTATAGGTTTAAAAAAGAAAGGTAATCTATTAGCGATAGGAACTACTTTATCTGTGAACATCTTCTTGGAATCCGAACCTGTTTTAGATAATATCCCAACTCTTGAATCTTTTGCAAGCGTACCTGTATTAACACATTCCGAAGACCCCATATAAGAGAATCCTGACCGTCTTATTTTTAAGTATGTCATTCCGAAGCTCCTACTGTCTGCCTTACAAGCTTCCCAGAATATATAAAATATTCTATTAGCTTCTCGGTAATCTGGGTAACCTACGTCAATGCTAGTCCATTGCAGATACATATAATGTGCTCCAGTTATATATGTTGGAAGTCCATTATTCATAAACCAATGACCTATCTCTCTGCTATCAAACTCATTCTCAATATAATCTACCCAATTGTTTTTAAATTCAGATGGCATTTCATTCCATTGAAATATGGATTGAATTTTACTTAGCTGTTTATGGATATCTATTCTCTCCCAGTATTGGTCTATCTTAGATTTAGACCTACTGTGTATTTGTTTAGGTTGCTTTGGTAAGCCAACTATAACGCCTTGTATATTTAGTATATCTCCAAGCTCTCCAGTTTTTGATATACATATAAAATCATATTTTTTATTGTAGCCGTAAGTCCAGCTCTTATTCCTATTCTTATTAGTAAGGACAGCTTTAGGAATATAGTCTTCTAATATTTTATATAAATCTTTATTTTGACCTTCGTTCTGCAAATCCTTGTTTTGTATCTACTTTTTTATTTGTCCCAGATAAATCGAGAGCTTCTCGTTCTGCTTCTATTCTGCTTAATATTTCAAATGCATCGAATATAGCAAGCTTCTTTGTTGCTGCAGCATTTTTTAATCTATCTGCAGACAAGTCGTCTTCAGGGTCATGCTTAATGATAGCTTCTTTTGCAACTTTAATTAGTTGTTCTACCGCTCTGTGCCCTGCTTCTATTATCTTTAACTTTATTTCTTTTGATTTCATTTTTAATTCTTTTAACTTTCTTCAAAGGAATATTATCAAATTCATCATCATCCATCCAATCCCACTCTCTACTCATAATATCATTGTAATTTGGTGGTCATACATTCTATAAAGTTTATCTCCATCGACTTCAAACTCATATTCACTATCAGGTTTAAAGGATACAATGTCTCCTTTCGAAACACCTTGACTAATTAATTTAGTGTTAGGATAAATCATTTTGCCAACTAGAGGTTCTTCTTTTGTATTCTTAAATATAATTGATTCTTTTGTTTTTATTGGTTTAACATAACAATACCTGTCATGAGCATACCAATCATCCCCCTTCTTAAACATAAAGAACTGGTCTGAATCAACTAGAAATAAGTTATCTTTTAAAAAACTTCTTCCGCTTCTACGTCTTCCTTTTATATCGTTGTAAAATTTAAAAACATTATGGTGAACTAGAAGGGTGTCTCCTATCTCTATAGGACCACAGTAATTTATAGGTAATGATTTTACCTCTGCATATCTATTAGAGTATGTAGCATCCTCTTCCGAGGAGCTTACTAGAAAGTCTATACCTCCAATATTTTTAGTATTAGCGTATCGCTTATTATCTTTTGGGGTAACTATAAAGTCTGTTGGTGATTTCAAAAATTTATATTATATTCAATGGATACAGGCATATCTGAGCTAAACTCCTTCCAAAGAATTACAACATCATTGTCCTCTATGTATATTTTATAGGAATTTAATTCAGAATCAAATTTGATTAAATGAATCTTATGACTTCCGCTAAGCACGTCTTGTCCTACTATGTAATGCATAGCCCCTGACTTATAATCAGGACCGACAGATATTTTTCTTATATCCATTATTTATTTAATTTAATTATACATTAAAGCCCATTGCTACTAAAGCATCTTTTATTTGGTCGTACCAATACTGCTCAGGGTCTGCAGGGTTATTATCTAAATTTGCGGACCAAAACATTCTTGGTGGAGTGCTTGTCGTGTAATCATTTAACATAGTTATACTAGTATATGCATTAGCAGGTATGCTAGACGGACTGCCTGGATTTCCTGCAGGCCAACTATCACTAACTGGAGGGTTAGTAAAGTTTGCTGCGGCTAGCATTCCATTAGGAGAAGTTAAAGGATAAATGCTAATGGCTGCATTTGGACCTCCAGAGTCAGTTACATGGAAAAACTTAGACCTGTAAATATTAGTAGTTCCTGCAGCAGTTTCAAGTGTAGAAATAAAGTTTCTTGTTGAAGCTATATCCTGTACTAAAGGAGTATTTGTGCTATTTTGTCTATCACCCCATCCACCTGTAGTTGATGAACTCATGGCATAATCATTAGTAGCACCTTGTCCTGCGGATTCATCACCAAACGCAAGCATAACTACAGTATCTGCATCTGGATAATATCCTCCAGGTCCTATAGTATC